TGACAGCGCACATTTCCGCAGTTCAGATATTTTCACATTTGGTATGATTCGGACAAGGGGGAAAAATGATTATTGACAGTTTGAAATCTTTGGCGGTGCCAATCGACTCGTTGAAAGGTTTGCCAAACAATCCGCGCAGGGGAGATGTCAACGCGGTGATGGCATCTCTCTCGCGTTTCGGTCAGCGCAAGCCGATCGTTGTTCGACGCGATGACGGAACAATTCTTGCTGGCAATCACACTTGGCTTGCTGCGCAGGAATTAGGCTGGAAAGAAATCGCGGTCGCTTATGTTGGCGATGATGATGTGACGGCGCAGGCTTACGCGCTCGCCGATAATCGAACCGCCGAACTTGGTTCGTATGATGACGAGCTATTGAAAGAACTCATTGATTCAGTTGGCGAAGTTGATCCTGATCTTTTGAAAGACACTGGTTGGTCAGATGATTCAGTCAAAGAATTATTAGAAAAAATTGAATTAGAAAATCCAAAAGTTATTAATGAAGATGAAGTTCCAGAGCTACCAGTTGAAGCGAAAACAAAGCTAGGTGACATTTATCAACTCGGCCGTCATCGTCTGATGTGTGGTGATAGCACTGATGAAAATCAAGTTGCAAAGTTAATGAATAATCAACTTGCTGATATGATTTTCACAGACCCTCCTTACGGAGTTAATTATGACGGCGGTCATGCAAATGAAAAAAGACGTGAAAAATTAAAAAATGTTAATGCAATTAATATGTATGGGTTACCAATATTAAATGCATTTAATTTTTCTCAAAAAAATGCCGCTTTATATTTATGGTTTGCAGGCACAAAAGTAAAATCAGTTATAGAAGGTCTTGAAAAAGCTAACTGGGAAATTAGAAGTTGGATTATTTGGAATAAAAATATGGCTCAATTTGGAGCTATTGGAGCGCAGTATAAACAAAAACATGAACCATGTATTTATGCATTTAAAAAAGGTCAGGCTGTCAACTGGTCTGGTCCAACTAATGAAGTTTCAGTTTGGGATGTAAATAGACATTCAAAAAATGAATTTCATCCTACTCAAAAACCAATAGAATTAGTTACTAGAGCATTAAAAAACCATGATGCAAGTATTGTTTTAGATTTATTTGGTGGTTCAGGATCGACTCTTATTGCAGCAGAGCAAACTGAACGCACTTGTTATATGATGGAATTAGACCCTAAATACTGCGATGTCATCATTCAGCGATGGGAAACTTTGACGGGTGAGAAAGCCGTGTTGATTAACAATGCCGAATCCACCAAAGCCTAACGAGATCAAGCGCAAGACGGGCAACCCTGGCAAGCGCCCGTTGCCACGCCAAATGAATGTTGTGGCGTTGCCGATGGCACAAGAACCGCCAGAGCCACCGCGACCACTAGGACCTGAAGGCTTACGATTATGGCTTCGAGTTTGGGAAGCTGGCCGTGCGTGGATCAGTGCGACAAGTGACATCGAACATGTTTTGATTATGTGCGAAACAATGGATGAAAGAAGCCAGCTTCGATTGAATGTTCTTCGTGGAAGCGATTGGCGTGATCGAGTTGCTTTGCGTTCGATTGATAGCCAACTAACCTCAATGCTGTCATCGCTAGGATTCAATCCGATTGATCGTTCCCGTTTGGGAATTGCAGAAGTTCAAGCTCAATCAAAAATTGATCAGCTAATGTCTCGACGCCGTGAAGAAAAATAAAACAGATCGCTGGCCACCAAAGTTTCTGACACCGTTGTCAGATGATGAATATAAAAACTCACGCGGTGATGATGTCATCGACTTTGCCGAAACATTATGTCGCATCACAAAAGATTCGATTGCTGGTCGTTCAGGTGAACCACTTATTTTTCGACCTTGGCAACGAGAATTGACAAAAAGTTTATTTGCTACAAAAAAAGATGGACATCTAAAACATAAGGTTGGATTGATCGGACTTCCGCGCAAGCAGGGAAAGTCGGCGTGGCTTTCAGCACTAGCCTTGGAACATCTAGCTCTTGGACCGTCGGGTGGTGAGATTTATTCTTGCGCGGCTGATAGAGATCAAGCAAAAATTGTTTTTGGAACAGCAAAAGAAATGATCAGACTAGAACCTGAGCTTCAATTTCTTCAGGTGTTCAGGGATGCAATTTACAATCCCAAAACAGGAACAAGTTATCGCGCACTTTCTGCCGAAGCATTCACCAAAGAAGGATTGTCGCCAACCTTTGTCGCCTTCGATGAGCTACACGCACAACCCAATCGTGAGTTGTTTGATGTTATGTCGCTGGCGATGGGTGCAAGGCGCGAGCCAATGTTGGTTGCTATCACAACGGCTGGTGTGAAAACAGATTCATCAGGTAAAGATTCCCTTTGTTATGATCTTTACAACTATGGAAAAAAACTTGCATCGGGTGAATTGGTTGATCCATCTTTCTTTTTTGCGTGGTATGAAGGCGATGAAAAAATTGACTATCGAACAGAAGAAGCGTGGGAGATAGCAAACCCAGGCTATGATGACATTTGCGCAGCCGATGATTTTGCCAGTGCGGTTTTGAGAACACCCGAAGCAGAGTTCAAAACAAAAAGATTAAACATCTGGACTTCGACTCAAACCGCTTGGCTACCTGCTGGAACTTGGGAAGCTCTTGAAGATCAAAACCGTCAGCCGATGGAGATGGAAGATGTTGTTCTCTCCTTTGATGGTTCTTTTTCTAACGACTCAACCGCACTGATTGCATGGCTCTTAGGTGGAGAAAAACCTCACCTGACTGTGATCGGTTTATGGGAACGCCCACACGATGCGGGCAGTGATTGGTTTGTTCCTGTTGCAGAAGTTGAGCAGACAATTATCGGCGTGACTCGTTCTGGCAAATTCAATGTTCGTGAAATTGTTTTTGATCCTGCCAGATGGAATCGAACTTTTATGGTTTTGGATGAAGAAGGTTTACCTGTCGTTTCTTATCCAAACTCTGCGGAGCGTATGGTTCCAGCAACTCAAAAGTTTTATGAAGCAGTAATGAATCAATCTTTCACCCATGATGGTCACGAAGGATTGGCTCGACACATCACCAACTGTGTGACAAAACAATCATCGCGTGGGGTGATGGTTGCGAAGGCATCGTCAAAGAGAAAAGTTGACGCCGCCGTTGCAGCAATCTTTGGTTATGACAGAGCAACACAACCACCTGTTCCAAAAGAGCCGACAGTTCGGTTCTTCTCCTTCAATCAATAGGGGCAAAATGAAAAAAACAGATATTCCAACGATCGTTGAAATTGCTGGCGTCACTCTTGTCGCTGCTGGAATTGCTTTGTTTTCGATACCTGTCGCAATGATTGCTCTTGGAACTTTTCTTGTATGGATTACGGAGATAAATAGCTGATGAGTCTTTCCAAAAGATTTAGAGTTCTGAACGAAAAAAGAGCAGACAATCAATTTGTCGAGCCACTGATTCCAGGTCGCCCTGCTTACAGTATGCCATCAGGTGTTGAAGTAACTGCTGACTCATCGATTCGCATGTCCACTGTTTATGCTTGCGTTCGACTTCTAGGTGACACGATTTCATCCTTACCTTTGGGCGCTTATGTCCGGCGCGGTCGCAACCGTATTTCTTACACTGCTGTTTATGGCAACCAACCAGAGTGGGTCAACAAGCCAAACCCTGAAGCCACACGCCTTGAATTTTTTGAACAACTACTTTCATCTTTGAACCTTCATGGCAACGCCTTCATTTTAACTGTTCGCGATGACTCAGGCGATGTGATTGAACTTTATTGTGTCCATCCAGACGATGTGAAAATTGAGCGTCTAGGAGTAGGCGAGCCACTCATCTATAAAATGCGCGATCGCTTTGGAAACTTTAGCCAGATTCTTACAAAGCGCGAGATGGTTCACATTCCGATGTTTCGTTTGCCAGGTTCTCACTATGGCCTTGGACCTATCAGCGCCGCCCGTCTGACGGTTGGAGCTGCTATTGCAGCCGACACTTATGCAGCAGCCTACTTCGGCAACGCTGCCAATCCTGGCGGTGTGATCGAAGTTCCTGGTGAGTTAAGTGATGAACAAGCTGATGACATTTATCGTCAATGGAACATGAATCATGCAGGTCCTTATCGAGCAGGAAAGATTGGCGTTTTATCAGGGGGTGGACAATTCAAACCACTGCAACTCAACGCAGCCGACAGCCAACTTCTTGAAAGTCGTCGCTTCAATGTGGAAGATATTGCTCGCCTGTTTCGAGTTCCCGTTTCACTTCTTGGTCATCCTGTGGCTGGTGCGATGTCGTTTGCATCTGTTGAAGCTCAAAACTTGTCTTTCGTACAACACTCACTTCGCCCACTATTAGAGCGAATCGAACAAGCTCTTTCACCATTACTTCCTGAACCAGATGGCTTCATCAAATTTAATCTTGACGCCCTGCTTCGTGGAACTACTTTGGAACGCTATGAAGCCTACACAAAAGGATTGCGTGAAGGTTTCCTTTCACTCAATGATGTTCGCGCTGTGGAAGATTTGTCACCGTTGGGTGAAGCTGGCGATCAGCATCGTGTTCCTTTGCAAAATATCGATGCAGCCGATGCGCCTGAAGTTGGCATGAAACTTCGCTCTGAAATTATTGCCAAACTTGTTCAAGTTGGATTTGATCCAGAAGCAGTCTTGCAAGCTCTTGACATGCCAAACATCAAACACACCGGCGTTCCATCAACTCAGTTGCAACAAGTTTCAACCATTGATCCAGAATCACCTGGATCAGTTTATGAGGTTGAGTAATGCCCTATTTGATCAGCGACGGTCAATCCGATTGTGAAGGTTGGGCAACAGTCAAAGAAGAATCAGATGGTTCTTACACAACGATTGGCTGTCATACAACCAAGCAAGACGCGATTGATCAAATGGTCGCTGTTTCAATTTCTGAAGGAATCGAACCAGCAGGCGAAGTTTCCACTCGCGCTGTTGATCTATCAGTTCCAGAATTCATCCGTGAAAATGCCAGTCGCGGTTTGAAGTATTACGAAGAAGGACTTGGGGGAGATGGCCTCGTTGATGCAACAGTCAGAGCTGCTCGCGAAATGGCAGCAGGTCGCATCACCGAAAACAA